CTTCAACGATATTCTGTCAGTGGAAAAATCGACACTGGTATTCTTGCAGCATTTAGTAACGTAAAAACAGATGATCTCTTTAAAAGTCTCAAGGAAAAGGAATTTGCGAAGGTTCGTAAATGGGTGGTCGATAACCTTGACAATGATCCTAGTGTCCTTCTTCGTAGTGTTTATGACTCGATATATACACACCTAGAGGGTTCTGGTATTGCTGCTGCAGTTCTTATTATTGCGAAGTATCAGTATCAAAGTTCTTTTGTCGCAGACCAAGAAATAAATATGTTGGCATGTCTCACTGAGATCATGGTTGAATGCACTTTTAAATGATTATGGAACTCAAGGACTGGCTGAATTCAATTAACTTTACTAAAGAAAATCTACTCATAGATGATCCGACTTTATCAAAGGAATATCCTCCTTTTATTATAAATCGATGTCTCTCGGGTCATCTTGACTGTATCTTATTTACTAATGAAATGAATAAGTATCATTTCTTAGATAAAGATATGCAGTATAACTTTTATATAAATATTGTGAGAAAGAGAAAAAGATTTTCTCCTTGGCTTAAGAAAGAGAAAGTATCAGATTTAGAGTATGTAAAACGTTATTATCAATATAATAATGAAAAGGCATCTCAAGCTCTGAAAATTCTATCCAATGAGCAAATTGAATTTATCAAACAACGACTTGAAACTGGTGGAACAAAATGACTCAAACAACTGAACCTCAGGTTAATTGGTCTCAAGATAAAATGATTGAGATTCGATTAAATGAACCTGATGATTTTCTTAAAGTACGTGAGACTCTGACTCGTATCGGTGTAGCTTCTAGAAAGGAAAAAAAGTTATATCAATCTTGTCATATTCTACATAAACAAGGTAAGTATTATATTGTTCATTTCAAAGAGTTGTTTGCTCTTGATGGTAAGTATGCAAATCTTACTATCAATGATGTTCAACGTCGTAATCGTATTACCAAACTTCTTGCTGATTGGGGACTGATTACAATCATCAATGAAGATTCGATTCTTGATATTGCACCATTGAATCAGATTAAAGTCCTTTCTTATAAGGATAAAGGTGATTGGACATTGGAACAAAAGTACAATATTGGTAAAAGAGGAAAGACCGAGGAAACCGAATAAAAATGTGGGGACTTCAACACCCCCTTTTTTTATATTTTTGATATAATTAGTATTGGACGCCGAAAGGGTCTACACAATCAAATCTCGCTTTCAAAGGAGAAGTACAAATGACACTTACAAAGTACAATGCTGCCAATTTGGATCAATTGATGGATAGAATTACTAAAAATTCTATCGGAATGGATGAATACTTTGATAGAATTTTCAGTGTATCAAATCACAATTATCCTCCATATAATGTAATTCAAGTAAATAATAGTGAAACACGTCTAGAAATTGCATTAGCTGGATTTAAAAAGGAGCAAGTTCATGCTTACACCGAGTATGGAAAACTTTTTGTCAGGGGGGAAAAGGAAGTATCTGATGAAGAGGGAACATTTATCCACAAGGGATTGGCTCAGAGAAACTTTGAGAGATCCTGGACCCTCGCTGATGACACAGAGGTCTCCAACGTCGTATTTGAAGACGGACTTCTGTCAATTACCCTGACGAAGATTGTTCCTGAGCATCATCAACGTAAAGATTATCTCTAAATATAAAAGTATCGTCGCCGCAAGGAGGCACCTGGCAAAATCCAGGTTGACCTCCTCTTTTTTTGTGGTATAATTAAATTAGAAAACTTGTAAGAAAAATGAGTGTAAAACTTTTACTTTTGAAATCAGGAGAGGATGTCGTTGCTGATGTCCAAGAAATGATTGTAGATGAGAAAGTAGTTGGATATTATCTTAAATATCCTTGTCGAGCAAAACTTGTAAGTGACCTTTCTCAAGCTGACGGTAGTCAAAGAGTTCCCTCAAAAATTCATCTTCAACCTTGGATGCCTTTAAGTAAGGAAAAATTAATCCCTGTGGTTGCTGATTGGGTGGTTACTTTGACAGAACCAGTAGAACAACTTAAAAAAATGTATCAAGATGGAGTAGATCAATATGAAGCAAGAGAATCTGAAACTGCTAATTCTAACGAATAATCAAATTTTATTAACTCAGATTGAAGAGGTATCTACAGATCTTGGAGAGCCTGATTGTAAATTAATTGAACCTTTTATTTTAAATCAATCTGATTTATCATTATCTCCTTGGTTGGTTGAATTTTCTACTCAAAATAGTTATATGATTCATTCCGACAAAATCTTGACTATTGCTGACCCCAATAGTAAACTAAAAGACAAGTATCTGAGTTTGGTGAAGGAATGAGTTTGAGGTTCTATACAAATGTTCAGATGGTTGGAAACAACTTTCTGGTTCGTGGTTATGAAAATGGAAAGAGTGTTATATTTAAGGAAGAATTTTCTCCCACTCTTTTTGTAAAATCAAATAAAGAAACACAGTACAAAACTCTTGAAGGTGAAAATGTAGAACCTATTCAACCAGGAACAGTAAAAGACTGTAGAGAATTTTATAAAAAATATGAAGATGTAGAAGGATTTAAGATATATGGAAATGATCGATATGTTTTCCAGTATATCTCAGAAAAGTATCCTGAAGATGAAGTAAAGTTTGATATTAAAAAAATCAATCTTGTAACAATTGATATTGAGGTTAAATCTGAGGAAGGATTCCCTGATCCTGATTCATGTTCTGAAGAGATGTTGACTATCTCTATGCAAGATTATGCCACAAAGAAAATTACTACTTGGGGAAGAAAGCCATATACACCATCTCAAGATAATGTAACCTATCATTATTTTGAAGATGAAATTGATATGCTTAATAATTTCATATATCATTGGAACAAAAATCCTCCAGAAGTTGTAACTGGTTGGAATTGTCGTCTTTATGATATTCCATATCTTTGCGGAAGAATTGATAGAATCATGGGTCTTAAAAAACTCAAGTTACTTTCTCCATGGGGACTTGTGACTAATGAAGAGATTTTTATCAACGGAAGAAAGTTTAATGTTTATGACATTGCTGGAACGACAACACTTGACTATCTTGAACTCTATAAAAAGTTTACTTATACAAATCAAGAATCCTATCGATTGGATTATATTGCACAAGTAGAATTGGGTCAGAAAAAACTTGATCACTCAGAGTTTGATACATTTAAGGAATTCTATACTAAAGATTGGAAAAAATTTGTAGACTATAATATTATTGACGTAGAGCTTGTTGACCGTTTGGAAGACAAGATGAAATTGATCGAACTTGCTCTAACGATGGCTTACACTGCAAAGGTTAACTTTGTGGATGTAATGTTTCAAGTTAGAATGTGGGATACTATTATCTACAATTATTTGAAAAAAAGAAATATTGTAATTCCTCCAAAAGATAAAAGTGATAAAAGTGAAAAGTATGCAGGAGCATATGTTAAAGAACCAAAACCAGGAGTCTATGATTATGTTGTAAGTTTTGACTTGAATTCTCTTTATCCGCATTTGATTATGCAATACAATGTCTCTCCTGAAACACTTATAGAGGAAAAACATCCAAGTGTGACGGTTGAAAAAGTATTAAATAAACAAATTAACTTTGAACTATATAAAGACTATTCGGTTTGTCCTAATGGTGCAATGTATAGAAAAGATATTAAAGGATTTCTTCCTGAGTTGATGGAAAAGATGTATGCGGAACGTGTTATCTTTAAGAAAAAGATGATTGATGCGAAAAAACAATATGAGAAGACACCTACTAAAGATCTTGAAAAGGAGATCGCCAGATGTAACAACATTCAAATGGCGAAGAAGATTTCTCTTAATTCTGCTTATGGTGCTATTGGTAATCAATACTTCAGGTATTACAAACTAGCAAACGCAGAAGCAATTACTCTTTCTGGTCAACTCTCAATTCGTTGGATTGAGAATAAAATGAATCAATATCTAAATAAAATATTATCTACGAAGGATGTAGATTATGTCATTGCATCTGACACTGACTCAATCTATCTTAATCTTGGACCTCTTGTTGATAAATTTTTTAGTAATAAGTCTGACGATAAAACAGCAATTGTTGATCTACTTGATAAGATCTGTAAGGAGAAGTTTGAACCATTTATCGAGAACTCATATCAGGAATTGGCGTCATTTGTTAATGCGTATTCGCAAAAGATGAGTATGAAGCGTGAGAATATTGCTGATCGTGGTATTTGGACTGCGAAAAAGCGATATATCCTCAACGTTTGGGATAGTGAAGGTGTTCGTTACGAAGAACCGAAACTGAAGATCATGGGTATTGAGGCAGTTAAATCCTCAACTCCAGCACCATGTCGAAAGATGATTAAGGACGCTCTGAAGTTGATGATGAATGGAACAGAAGATGATGTGATTAAGTTCATTGATAATGCAAGAACACAATTTAAGAAAATGACTCCCGAGGAAGTTTCATTTCCTAGAACTGTTTCTGATGTTACTAAACATAAGAATTCATCTACCATTTATTCAAAGGGTTCACCTATACATGTAAGAGGAGCTCTTCTTTATAATCACTATATCAAAGAACGAGATAGGTATTGACAAGTACATTGACTATGACTTACAATTTGAGAAGGCATTTTTAGAACCACTCAAAGTAATCCTCGATGCTATTGGATGGAATGTTGAAAAGACCGTAAACTTAGAATTATTTTTTGCTTAAATGACTATGGACTTCTTGCAAGACATTGTAAAAGAAATTGGTGATGACTATACCAAATTAGCAGCAGAGATTGATGAAACTGAAACTTATGTTGATACAGGTTCGTACATTTTTAACGGACTGGTTTCAGGTAGTATATTTGGTGGTGTATCTGGGAATAAGATTACTGCCATTGCTGGTGAGTCTTCTACTGGTAAAACTTTCTTCTCTCTCGCTGTTGTTAAAAACTTTCTGGATTCTAATCCTGATGGTTACTGTCTGTACTTTGACACTGAAGCAGCAGTTAATAAATCTCTTCTTGAGAATCGTGGACTTGACTTAACTAGAGTAGTTGTTGTAAATGTTGTTACAATTGAGGAGTTTCGTACCAAAGCATTGAAGGCTGTAGATATATACTTAAAAAAACCTGTAGATGAACGCAAACCTTGTATGTTTGTGTTAGACTCCTTAGGAATGCTTTCAACTGAAAAGGAGATCACTGACGCACTCAACGACAAACAGGTTCGTGATATGACCAAATCCCAACTGGTCAAAGGTGCTTTTAGGATGTTAACTTTGAAGTTGGGTCAAGCAAAAATTCCAATGATTGTAACCAATCATACCTATGATGTTATCGGTTCTTATGTTCCTACAAAAGAAATGGGTGGTGGCAGTGGTCTTAAGTACGCTGCCTCTACGATCATTTATCTTAGCAAGAAAAAGGAAAAGGATGGAACGGAAGTCATTGGAAACATTATCAAGGCAAAGACTGCTAAGTCGCGTCTAAGTAAAGAGAATAAAGATGTGGAAATACGTTTGTATTATGATGAGCGTGGTCTTGATAGATATTATGGTCTTCTTGAACTCGGTGAGATTGGAGGACTTTGGAAAAACGTTGCTGGTAGATATGAAATAGATGGTAAAAAGATTTACGCCAAACAAATTTTAAAAGAACCAGAAACATACTTCACCCCAGAAGTCATGGATCAATTAGACCAAATTGCACGTAAAGAATTTAGTTATGGAGAAAGTTGAATTTCTTGTTCTTAAGAATCTATTACATAATGAAGAGTATTTAAGAAAATCTATTCCTTTTATCAAATCTGATTATTTTCAAGATAGAAATCAAAAGATTGTTTTTGAGGAAATCTTAGAATTCGTTACTCAATATAATGAAGTACCAACTCAAGAAATTCTTTCAATTGAAGTAGAAAAAAGAAATGACATCAATGAGAGTAGTTTCAAAGAAGTAGTTCATCTCATTAGTTGTCTTGATGACCAACCTTCTGAATATGAATGGTTACTTGATACTACTGAAAAGTGGTGTCGAGAACGTGCAATTTATTTGGCTCTTATGGAGTCGATTCAAATTGCAGATGGTCAAGATAGTAAGAAAACACCTGATGCCATTCCCTCAATTCTTTCTGAAGCACTTGGTGTAAGTTTTGATAATCATGTTGGTCATGATTATCTTTTAGATTATGAAGCACGATATGAGATTTATCATAAGAAAGAGTCTAGAATTGAGTTTGACTTAGATTATTTCAATAAGATTACTAAAGGTGGTCTTCCGAATAAGACATTAAATATCGCTCTTGCAGGAACTGGTGTTGGCAAATCTCTTTTCATGTGTCATGTAGCTTCTTCTTGTCTTCTTCAAAATAAAAATGTTCTATACATTACATTGGAGATGGCTGAAGAAAAGATTGCAGAACGTATTGATGCTAATCTTTTAAATGTTAATATTCATGATATCATTGAGTTACCAAAAACTACATTTGAAACTAAGGTCAATAATCTTTCCCAGAAGACACAAGGTACTTTAATCATCAAAGAGTATCCAACTGCTTCAGCTCACTCTGGACATTTCAAGTCACTTCTCAATGAACTTGCTCTTAAGAAATCCTTCAGACCTGATATTATTTTCATTGACTATCTTAATATTTGTGCATCATCAAGGTATCGTGGAAACAGTACAGTTAATTCATATAGTTACATTAAAGCTATTGCTGAAGAACTTCGTGGATTGGCTGTCGAAGCAAATGTTCCTATTGTCAGTGCGACACAAACGACTAGAAGTGGATTTGGTTCATCTGATGTTGAATTAACTGATACTTCTGAATCCTTTGGTCTTCCTGCTACTGCCGACCTTATGTTTGCTCTTATCAAAACAGATGAACTTGAGGAACTTGGACAAATCATGGTCAAGCAACTCAAAAATCGCTACAATGATCCAACCATTTATAAGAGATTTATCATTGGTATTGATAGAGCAAAGATGAGATTATATGATTGTGAACAATCAGCACAAGATGATATACTTGACTCTGGACAAGAGGAAGAGTATAATTATCATGAAAAGCCCAAAAAATCATTTGAGGGATTTAAGTTTTGAAAATTAAATTGGAGAAAAATAGTTTATGACCATTTCGATTTCAAAAGAAGAAACTCCTGAAGGTACTAAATTTACAATGACTGAAGAAAAGAAAATCGATCCTAAAAAATATATTGAGTTTGTAGAAGAAACGACAAGTGATC